AAGTTGCGGTCCCTAGTCGGGATGTTGCGCTACCTCTTTTCGAAGAGGAAGCCGCCGATTTGACACCAAGCGAGCTTACGTGTATCAACACCATCCAAGATGTTGCTGATATAACGTCGGCTGTTTTAGGGGTATTCAACCCTTACGCTTGGAAAGCGAAGCATGGACCTGGTGCAGTCTCCGATGCCAGATCTGGGACGAGTAAGTACTCGTTCCCATACTGGCCTCGTAAACTCGAACGTGTCTTTCCTTACGCCGACTTCGCTTTTGCGAATTACGGTGCTTGGGCAAGACGCGTCTCCGACAAAGGCGATAGTGCTGTTTCTCAGCACGAACCCCCTAGTAACCTAATACTGGTACCAAAGACGCAGAAGTCTCCTAGGCTTATTGCCTCTGAGCCTATCAGCCATCAATGGTGCCAGCAGGTCATTAAGGACTACTTTGTCGGCCGAACACGTGACTCCTGGATTGGTTTATTTGTCTCTTTTCGAGACCAAGAACCAAACCAGATCATGGCTCGGCGAGGATCCCTCGGTCATGGCCTCTCGACAATAGATTTGTCCGAAGCTTCTGACCGTGTTTCTACGTGGCTTGTAGAGCGTATATTTAGGAGAAATAGTACTCTCCTAGATGCTCTACATGCGACAAGAACCCGAACCGTCAAGAACGGAACGGAACATGGAACCAGAGGAGTCAGCAAACTCCAGAAGTTTTCATGTATGGGATCTGCCTGCACATTCCCTGTTCAGACTATCGTGTTTCTTATAATTGCGCTAGGGGTCTACCTTCATCAGGAAGGCCTCAAGCCCACTATTCGAAACATCAAGTCAGCGCAGGGTAGGGTCCGCACATTCGGTGACGATATTATCGTCCCGGATGCGCACGCGGATATGATGATACGTATGCTTACCCTTATGGGTCTGCGAGTCAACCACTCAAAGACTTTCTTAACTGGAATGTTTAGAGAGTCATGTGGTTTGGACGTATTCAGGGGGACTAACGTCTCCCCTGTCTACTCCATGACGTACGTATCTGCTCCCAAACCTGAGTCGATATCTAGTGTGGTCGAGACGCACAATAACTTCCTCGTTAGAGGTTGGTATAATGCGTCCGACTATCTAGCTTCGACAGTGCGTTCCGTATCTTCTAAAATACGGAATGTGGCTATCGATTCGGGAGACTTTGGTCTTAAGACCGTTGGGTATGTTGATAACACGCACCTGGAAAGGCGCGTTAATCCTCATCTCCAACGGCTTGAAGTACGCGCACACGTGGTTTGTTCCACAAGTGCACGTACCCGAGACCAAGTCGATTCGATGATTCTTCAGTACTTCACTGAAGAACCGCCACCCACTACTCAGTGGAAAGCGGGAATATCATCGAGATCTA